CCCGTCGCGCCGAGCCGGGTAGGGGGTTCTTTAGAAGAGAACGATGCTCAGTTCGTTGTCGACTCCTCGGTCGTCGTAGGCGTAGACGGTCGGCGTCGCCGAGTCCACGCTGTCGCCAGTCAGCCCGCCCGTAAGGGTGCAGGAGATTTCGTCGACCTCGATCTCGTCGCGGTCGCCGGGTGAGATGCCGTCAACTTGCAGGGCGGGGCAGCGGAAGAGCGCGCTCTGCGCGTCCATGCCTGCGCCGACTTTCCACTCTGCGCGGACGGCTTTACCCTGGACCCACTTCTCGTAAAAGTCGAAGACGGTGGCCGAGGTTGTGCCACCGAGCACGGCGTCAGGGTTGACGGTCAGCGTCGGGGCACGCCCGGTGATCCGCGCAGCCTTGTAGGCCGAGGCAGAGTTAGCATCCATGCGCATGGAAATCTGGTTTCCAATGTCCAGGGATAGCGTCTCGAAGAGCGCAGCGGTGAAGTAGGTCCCGCTCGCCTGCTCGGCAAGCTTGAGGGTGGCATCGTTGAAGGTCGAGGGCAGCGCGTGGCCGATAGCGATGGAGCCCTGTCGGGAGCCGTTCGCGACCGAGCTGAGAACGCCCTGCATTGTGAAGGTCATCAGAACGCGGTTTGCGCTGTTGAACTCAAAGACTACATTGCCCCGGCAGCCCTTGAGGGTGACAAGCTTGCCCGCCCGGTAGAGTTGGATCGTGCAGCTTGAGCCGTCGCCTGCACCCTTGTCGGTGTTGAGCAGGTAGGCAAGGCCAACGTCGGCGTCGGCGCCGGACGCCGTGAACGCCGCCGAGGATGCTACGCCGCTGACGGCATCGGTGTCAGAAATGCCGCCCGTCTCGGTGTAGTAGTAGAAGGCATCGCCATTGAAGTGCGAGCCGATAGATAGCCCGGCTGTCGATGCTGAGACGTTGGTCTGCTCTCGGTTGAACAGCGGGCCGCCAGTTAGTGCGCCCATGCCGATGCGCTTGACGTCCGCCACCTCCTCGAAGCCGCACGCCTTCAAGAGCACCGCCCACTGCGGGGCGACCGAGGTCGGCGTTGATCCCGACTTCATGCTCATCTCGACGGTCATGGTCATCGTGCCCGTTCCGACCATCTCGCCGTCATCGAGCCCAGTGGAAGAGAAGAGGCCGGGGACCTTCGTAAAGCCGGGGCGCACGAGGTCGCGCTCGTTGGTGATAGGCTCGAAGTCGAGGTCAATGTCGACTTGGGTGTCGACGAAGTCCGAAGCGCCGACCGCGATGGCCGCCCCTTCGGTCGTCTCGGTCTTAGCGAGGATTTGGCGGTCGAAACCGTAATATGTAGCCATTGAGTATTTCCTAGGTCGAGGTGTGGAGGTCGGTGCGGGGCGTCCGGAATCGGACGCGGATGCTGAGGTCGGTAAATGCCAGAGAGTCGCGCTCCTCTGGCAGGGTGTGAGTCGAGGAGTTGATCGAGGTCTTGAGAGCCACGCCACCGAGAGAGATGTCGGCGAGGATGGCCTTCTTGACATCGCGCTCGAAGCGCAAAAGCTTCGTGCCTGGGTCGGTGCTCTCGCGGAGAATCAAGAGCAAACGGACGTCCATGTCGTCGACAAGCTCGCCCACGTTCTGCCCGCCTGGGTCGTCGTAATCGCTGCCGCTGGGAATGATGGCGATCATGGGCGCGCTGTTCGTGTTGAGCGCCTCGCTGTCGTAGCGCACCACCTTTACAACGTCGGTAAAGTAGGGGGCGCCGGGCGTCCCGTCCGAGACGATGGTCGCCATGAGGGCTTCAAGGGCCGAGACGACCTGTTCGCTGACTGGATTTCCGCTAGGCATTTGTGACCTCTTCGAGAGATACCGAAAACTGATAGGTCGTCGGCTTGGCCCAGATGACCCTTGGCTTGCCAAGGATGCGAACGGGGATTGAGGTCCCGCCTGGGGGGGTGAAGGCGATGGCAAGCGTGCCCCGGCCTGACAGCTCCCAGAGCGCGACATAGCGGTCGGCCTCGGCCTTCGTCGCCTGCTGGAACCGCAACACGAAGAGGCGGGTGAATGGGTTGCCTGAGTCGACGCCGATGGACTTCTGCACGTCGCTGCGCTGGACGGCGCCAGCGCCACTAGGGGTGACGATAGAGCGCCGGGTGGGCATCTCCTCGACGGGGAACTCTGGGTCGATGTCCCATGTCTCAACGGTGGCGACCATTAGGCTGTCTCCACGGCGCGCTTGACTGCGAGGTTGAGGCGACGGCGCACGGCGTTGCCGCGTGGTCCGTCGAGGCGGATAGCGTCCCAGGCGCCGAGGCGCGCGCGAACGCGGACGCTCTTCTTGAGAACGTAAAGCGTGTCCCGCTTGAGGTTGATTTTCTTGCGGCCTGTGCGCTTGATCGCGATCAGGAGGTTGCCCTTCTTGGATTTGTAGATGAACGTCTCGCCCTTGTCGGTCTTGAAGACGACCCGAGTCTTGCCCGAGCGCGTCTTGCGGATTCCGCCTCGGCGGATCTTGTAGCGGCCAGAGAGAGCGCCGCTCGCGGTCTTGGCGTTGTCGAGGGGGATCGTTAGGTACTTGCCCCGCCTGGGCTTGACCGTGCCGCCTTCCTCTTGCAGTCGCGCGTGGGGTGCACCCTTGCCGCCGACGATGAGGTTGACGCCGAGCGACGGGGCCTTCATTAGCTGGAACTTCACAGATCGGCGCAGCGCGCCCGTCCTGTTGTGGAGGTCTGAGCCGCCCTGGTTGCCCTTGCCGCCTGGGCGGATCGAGTCCTTGACGTGCCTTTCCCAGTCGGCACCAATGAGCCGAAAGCCCTTGCGCATTTCTTTGCGCATGGCTCCCGAAACTCCGCCGAGCTTCTTTACTGCTCCGCTGATGTCGACTTGGAAATCGGCCTTCATGGGAAGCGGATCATCCTGTGGGCTCCGCAGGTGTTTTCGGCGGCCTTGATCAAGCCCATAGGCTCGCTCACCTTTACGGCGGCGCCGCCTAGGCTGCGGCTCTCCGCTTGCGGGTCGTCCACGCGGTGATAGAGCGCGACGACTTGGAGGTCGATGGCGCGCGCAATCAGCGGATAGGCCGCGATCAGTGCAGCGGTGTCTGCCGCAAGGCCAGCGGTATAGGTCACGCGCCAGCAGTTGAAGCCGACGCTCGGAGTGAAGCGCAGGCGCATCTCGCCCGTTCGCAGGTCGAGGATGTAGCGGTCGGCGTCGATCGTCGTCTCAAGCCCGGCGAACTGTCCCGAGCTGTCGAACTCGACCGAGGCCACCGACGCGACCGGGGCCGCGTGCAGGAAGATGGAGATTTGGCGGGGGTCGTCGACGGACTGCAACTCTTGGCGAGACTCCAGCAAGAACGGGCGAGCTAGGTACGCCTCGACCTGTGCGCTTGCCTCGGTGATGAGGAGCGACAGAATCGAGTCGTGCTTAGTGTCGTCCGAGTCCTTGAGCAAGGCCAGCCGGATTCGTTCGAGTGTAGTGCCGTCGAAGGTTGCCATCGCTTATGCCTTTTTCCTGGGTGCCTTCTTCTTGCGGCTCTGCCTGTTGGTGCTCGGTCCCCTGACTACGGTCGAGGGCATCGAGCGATCGCCGCGCGACTCCGTCGAGCATGACGGGGCGACGGCGACCTTGGCGTGCTGCCCACGCAAAGCGAGGCTTGCCGCCGTCCTGTCGGCGGGGTTAGCCGCATCGACGGGGACGTCGACGACCTCACCCTCACGCGCCCAGACGGTGCCGTCTTTGCGCATGAGGGTGCAGCCTGGGAGCACTAGGAAGTTCACGAGCCTTCGCCCTCGGCCTTGACTGCGACGTCGCCCTCGTCGTCGATGAAGACAACGTCGCTGGTGGTGCATTCAGCGCTCGCGGCGATCGCCTTGCGCATCTCCTTCACGTTCGCGTGGGGCAGGCCCATCTTGTCGCAGAGGGCCTTGAGGTCATCGCTCAGGAGCTTCTTCAACGGCGTGGCTGCGGCGTCGGCAGGCGCGGAAGCAGGGCGCGCGATCTTCGCGGCAAGGCCCTGGGCTTCGAGCCAATCAAGGGCAGGCTGGAAGGTGATGGCGCCTTGCTCTTCGATCCGCTCAAGGGCGGCTTCGCGCTCAGCTGCGGGGACGGGCTCAAGGCATCCATTGTGGCCTGCGCAGAGTTGCCCTTCGCCGGGGCTGTCCATGTCGACCACGAAGCCAGCGAGGCCGCGCACGGCGCGGTGCTTCTCGCGGAAGCGCTCACGGCCTCGGCGGGTCAGCGTCGAAGTCTCGGGGATCTCGGTAAAGGCTGCGGGCCATAGAAGGCTCTGGCGCTCTTTGACTTGATAAAGTTGCATGGTCTGTAGGTGTCTCCTAGGTTGTGCGGTTGGAAGGGGGAGACGCGGCGGACGGAAGCCGCCCGCCGCGTCTGTTTGCCGTCAGGGGTCTTAGCCCTCGAAGACGTAGGTGTCGGCGTTCTTGCTGGACTCGCTGGCTCCGATGAGCTGAGCGACGACCACGAGCAGCGAGTCGTTAGACCCACCGCCGAGCGCGGAGAACTTCAAGAAGCGCTTACGGGCTCGGAGCTGCAAGGATGCGATCTCGATCGCGTCGTTTGCGCCCGTTGCGATGGCGGTAAAGTCAGCCCCGGCGACGTCGGTGTAGGTGCCACCGACAGCGTCGCTCTCGGTGATCTTCATCAGGGTGATGTCCTCAGCCGAAGCGTTGGCCGCGTAGGTCGTGAAGACGACGTGGCCGCCGTCGTACTGCTGGCAGTCGAGGGCGGTGCCCAAGACTGCGGCGGCGGGGACTCCAGAGTAGTGGAGGACCGTCGCCATGTTGGTGCTAGGTGTGCGATTCATAAGTGGATCCTTTTCCTTTGTGTTGTTGGTGGTGTGAGAGTTGCGCGGGGACTAGACCGCGAACTTGGTGAAGGCCGAGGGCTGGACGCGGTGCGTGTCGAAACGCTTGATGAGACGGATGTGCGTCTCGTCTTTGCCGAAGGCGTCGTCGGCCTCTTGGCTGACGCGGATTTCGAGGCCCTTGAAGTCAGCGATGATCGACTGATCCCAAGCGCCGAAGATGCCGGAGTTCGCACCAGTGGCGGCGCCGAAGGTCGTGGTGGTGTGGATCGGGTGACCCAGCACTTCGCCAGCGGGGCCAGCCGAGAGAGAGTGGCGCTCAACCTGAACGTCGGTGTCGCCAGGGGCGACCAACATCTCAAGGCGCTGCGTCGGGTGCGTTGCCCAGTTGAGGTTGCCGAAGTAGGCATCGGCGAGCATGATGTCGCCGAGCGCGTCGACTAGTTGCAGGTAGGTCACTGCGCCCGAGGTCGTGGTGAAGCTGCCAATGTCGGGGTCGTTCAGGATGCCGAGGGGCTCGCCCTCGGAACCGTCGCCCAGAAGGAACAAGCTGTCGCACTTGATCGCCATGTCGCGGGAAGCCTGCATGGTGAACCACTGCTCGGCAGCGGCGGGTGCGTTCTCAAGCATGAGGTTGTGGATCTTGACGCGCACGGCGGCGGTCTTCGGCTCCAGGCTGAACTGCTTGATGGTGAGGTCGCTCGCCGGGATGACGTCGCCTTCTTGCTTGATGGTCCCCACGGTGATGGGGGTTCCGATGCGGTTGAACTTCATAGCTCCACCGACGCCGGGCATTTCGGTAACGCCAATGGTCGCGGAGTTGAAGATCGTGCGCGCTTGCAGCAAGCCGATCAGGCCAGGGGTCAGCGTCTCAGGGACGAGGAAGCCGCCGCCTGCGTCGGTCTGCATTCCCATCGTCTTGATGATGTCCTGCTCATACTCGGCATTGGACCAGTTCTTGGTCTTGACGGCGTTGATGGCGCGGGCCATCGAGAAGCCTTCGCCCGTCTTCGGGTCGAATGCCTTGCCACCCGTCTGGGTGTACTTCTCGTTCTCGGTCTGGGCCTCGCGGAACTGCGCGAGGGTGGAGTTCATCTCGTCGAGCTTCTTCTCGATCTCGTTCTTGTCGCTGGCGGCGGCGGTCTGAAACTCGTCTTTGAAGACGGCGATGTCTTCGCCGATGCTCTTCACGGCGACGGCCAGCTTGTCTAGGTTTTCCTGTGCGGACATGATGCTATTTCTCTAAATGAGGTTTGGTGTAAAACGGGGAAGGGTGCGGCTACTTTGGGACGACCAGAGCCCGCAAGCCCTCGATCGCGCTCAGAAGTGTCGCGGTGTCCTTCGCTTCGATCGCGTCCTCTCCACCCTCATCGGCCGGGGCGCTTCCCTTGGGGGTCGCTCCGGCATTGGGTTCGTCGGCGCCTCGTTGGGCGAAGTCGGTCAGTTGGTCCGTCAGCTGCCGCATGGCGGCGATGCCTTCGGCTGTTTGCTCTGCCACGGACCGCATGGCGTCTGCGGCTGCGGCCATCGCCTTGACGGCGCTTTCGAGGGCCACGGCTTCGGGGGATAGCTGCGACGCCGTAGAGGGCTCCGCAGAGCGCTCCTCGGCCTCGGGCTCTTCCTGCTCTTCGGCAGGCTTGACCTCGGGCTCTTCGGTAAGGGGGGCGTCGTCGTCCGTTGAGTCGCCTGTCGGCTCCTCGGGTTCAGGAGTTGTGGGGTCCGTTATGGACCCATCTTCGTTTGAAGCGGGCGGCGACGCCTGTGCTTGTGTTTCTTCTTCGGCCTGCTCGGCGGCCTGGGCGGCGGGCTCAGCGGCCTCGGGCTCGTCCTCGATGACCATGTTCTTTGCTAGGTCGACGAAGCTGTGCACGCTCGCAGCGGCGCGCTCAGCGGCAGCCTCTTGCGAGCACGGGTAAACCTTCAGGAAGCGGGCGGCGTCGGCGTCGGTAATGTCACCCTTGGAGATCATCGACTTGAGGCCGCGCTCGATCTCGTGGGCGCCGGGGTTGGCGGGCACGCTCACGAGCGAGAACTCAAGCAGCTCTTGCTTTTCGTAGACCACGCCCCATCGGCCGAGGCCAAGGTTCTCGCGCTCCTTCTCGGAGATGTCGTCACCCCAGCGGACCTCGCTGGGGGAGAAGCCGACGCTGCCAGTCTTGATAAAACCAGCTTCGACGAGACGATAGATCAAGTCGGCGTCTGGGTTGACCTCGGCCTCGGCAAGCGTGACGTCGCCGATCAGAGCCTTGTAGCCGTCGAGCTTGGTCTTCTTGAGCTTGGCGGCCGAGCCGATGGGCGGGGCGTAGGAGTTATGCCCCCAGAGGATCGGGCCGCTGGCGTTTTTGAAGTTCTCAAAATCCCAGCCGGGCACGCGGATGATGTCGCCCTGTCGGTCGACGCGCTCGTCACTAAAG